GCCGGAGCCACGGCTGCGGGTCTGCCAGCCCGGCTCCTCAGTCACGTTGTCTGAGCCGACCGCCTCACGGCACCAGTCGGCCAGCGACGTAAGCCAGATGGCGCCCATCAGATGAGCTCCAGGTCGTCGCCGTACAGCATGTGCAACGCCTTGAGCGGTTCTACGTTCGCAAACAGTTCGACCAGCTGCTCGAGCTGATCGGGGTCCAGTTCAGCCAGCCCGATATCACCGTCGCAGGCGGCTTCGTCGCCGTCACCGAAATCTTCTAGTTCCACAGCTGATGTTCCTCCCAGGTGATGCCGCCGTGATGACGGATGGTTGGTTGGGTCCGGTCCCGATAGCTGCGCTGATAGTCCGCGTTCGCGCGTTTACATTTCGCGCAGCGGCAGCCGCGTTCGTAACGGGCACGGGTCGCGTGGTCCGGGTCGCTTCTCATACAACGTTCGCCGAAGTGTGCAGTAATCGAACAGACGCGCGAGTCATAACCGGCGAACCTGTTCGTACTTTTTCGGTGCTGGACTGTCACCGCGTCGCCGGTTACAGCGGACGTGTGCCGCAGCAAGGTTCGTCAGCTGGTTGCTGCCGCCGTGCGCTACTGGTTTCAGATGATCGGCTTCACCGGCGAGCGGTTCGGTGTGGCTGCGTGGGTTCGGGTCGATCATGCCGCCACACAAATGGCAGCGCCAGCCGTCACGTTCGAGTACGACAGCCCGCAAGTCCCGCCAGGCTTTGCTGTTGTATTCTCTACGCGCCACAGCACACCGTCAACAGGTCGTAGTTGTAGCGGCCGCATCGTTCGCACTGGGTCGTTGCGTGTTTCACTTCCAGCGCTTTCGTTTCGGCCAGCTTGCGTAGCTCCTTGACGTTGCCGCGCTGTGCGTGTTCTGCAGCGGTCCACACGTGATCTGTTGACGCAGGTGTAGGTGTGCGCGGCTTCGGTGTTTCACCCGTCGCTTTTGCTAACGCGTACTCGAGTTGTTTGACGACGTTTCGGGCTGCGTGTAGCGCTGTCCTGATGTCTGATTCTGTGTTCTGACCCATCACGCACCCGGTCCTGTTTTCTGAAAACTTTGGCACTGGTCTTCTCTATGGTTTTCTTGTTCTTCTTTGTGGACACACCCCGTGTCCACTAGTGGACACACCCCGTGTCCACCCCTGGACACACCCTGTGTCCACCCCCTAAGCATCTGGCACCGTCACATCAACGATCCGCGACCCGTGCAGCGAGTGCCATGCCTCTTCGTCTAAAACGATGACGTGAGACTGGCCGGGTGCGCCCGGTTGCAGGGTCAGTAGGACCGGTTCGAGCTCGGCTAACGCCCTAACGAACTGGGTTCGGTGCATACCCATCTGGCGGGCTGCTTCACGTACCGACATGCGCCGTAGGTATGAGTCGTTATGCGACCAGAGCCAGCCGAGCACGCAGCGGGCCCGTTCGGATATTGGCAGTGTCCAGAGGCCGTGAGGGATCGAGGTATACCCAGATGGGCGTGGCGCTACCGTCATGCGAACAGCCGTGGAGGTTCGTAGCCGCTGCGGGCTTTGCCGGTGCCGTCGCAATGCGGGCACGGCGGCGGCGGTGCGACTTCTGCGAGCGGGTGCCGTACACAGTCCGGGTTACCGGACCCGATCAGCAGCCGGTACTCATGCAGCCCGTGCCGGTCGTGGCGCTGCTCAATGATGTGCCCACCGAACCGCTCTTTTCGTAGGTCGCGGATGCGGGCCGACACTGACGGTGTCGGTGCGTTCACGCGTGACGCGATAGCGGCCAGCGTTGTCCAATCGTTTTGGCTGTGCAGGTCGAGATAAACGCGCACCAGCTGGTTGTGCAGCCGGTCGGTTTTGGTTTCGCCTTCACCGTCGCCGTTGCCGTCGAAATAGGTGCCGCTCATGGCCGACTCCAGAACTCGGTGTCAGCGTCGTCTGCCTGGTAGCGGCGGTTCAGTTCGTCTTTCAGCCGGTTCAGTTCGCTGCGTTGCGCCTTGTCGCTTCGGCGTTGCACCTCGATCCCGGCGACCAGGCCACCCATGCAAGACATGAGGACCGCGAAAACAAGCAGGTCCGCGCCGTTCATGCGGCACCGCCCGCGTTTTGGTTACATCTATTTCTGAGGGCTTCGAGCACCAGGTGCTCAGCCTGTTTCGCCATCGTTCGCGTTTCGGCTTGAGCCAGTGCCGACAGCTTCGCAGCGTCTTCGGGCTTCAAGCGCAAACCGACCGCAACTCGGCCTGATTGTTTTTGCTGTGTCATCAGTGATAGTTGTACATAGATGATAACCGATAGTCAAGTCCTCGAAAGTTACCGCCACCATCTGACGGTCAGCCCACGCAGGTACGCCCCGGGCACGATCCGGTCGTACGTCAACATGGCCGACCGATACATGCACGCTGTCCCGGATTGGGCCACGTGTGGCGTTCTCACGGTCGAACAGTTCATTTATGGCCTAGACCGCACGGATTCGTCAAAACGCGACGCTAACGCTGCTGTACGGCGGTTCTATCGGTGGGCGGTGCGCGAGGGTTTAGCGGCCGCGGACCCGACCGCTACCGTCGAGCTGCCACGGATGAAAACTCCGGAACACTCATGGCGACAGTACGACCCGGACACGTTCGCGTGCTCGCGGTGTGGGCTCGAACCGTGGCATCGTGCCACGCCATGCGTTACAGACCAGGAACCTCGACGGGTCGATAATCGAACCGCAGACCCGGAGCTAAAGCCGCATAGTTCTCTGTGGTGGTGACGCTGCTATGACCGAGCAGTGAACGGACGGTACGCGAGGGGTGTCACAGTGACCCGGATGCAAAAAATGTACGTTTCCTGCGGTCACGTTTCGAGCGCTTCAATGCGGGCGGTCAGCGCCTCCACAGTAGCCGTCAGCGTGGCGATCTCGGTGCCCTGTTCTTTCACCTTCGCCAGCAGAGCCGTGACGACCTCGTTGACCGTGACGCTCTCAACCTCGGCGTCAGCAGTTGCCGCACCCTCGTCATCGACAGCAGGCATGGTGGCGACCTCGGCGCGCTCCAACACGTCAGTAGTGTCAATGCCGTCAGCGATACTGAACAAACCGATTGGAGAGCCGTTTACTAGCAGTGCTCCCGTTATGTCCACCTTGCCTGGACGTTTTGAGTCGTTGTTGCCGTGGAGTTGGATCTGAGAACCGTTGACACCGTTCCCGATCACCATAAACTCACGGTCCGAAGAATTCGTGTTGTAGGCCTGGACGCCCTGCCAGTTGCCGCCAAAGTACACACCACGACCAGCCCCTGCGTTGATTGCGCCGTCAACCTGGAGGTCGCCCGTGACCGTGCCACCGGCCAACGGCAGCGCGCCGGCATTTTCGGCGATGATGTCATCAAGGGTGGCTTTGATCGCGTTGTGTTCGGTCGGGTGATCTGTCGCCATAGGCGTGCTGTCAGATTTGCCGCCGGTCGGCTGATTGTTTGGGGGCCATGTCATGTCGTACTCGTTTCAATCGTTTCGAGGAATAGTTCACCGGCGACCCGAACCGCACCGGGCCGGGTCGGTGTGATCACTAGCCGGTAGCCGCAGATGATGCACCGCCACACAGTCGGCACCGACGTTGCCCGGGTGCGGTGCACGTCAACGGATTGATCCACGTCAAGCGTGGGCAGCATGTTCGCCCAGTCGGCGCCGGTCTGCGTGTCGAACTCGATAGTGCCGGGCCGGTTCACTGCGAGCTTCGCACGGTCGAGGACGTAGCCAACGAACCGGGTCGCGTCGGTCGGTGACTGAGTGAACACATCAGCCGGGAAACCGCGTGCAGCGTCACGCGCGCCGTAATAGTTGATTGACAGCGTGTCGGACACCTCGACTGGCATTACGTCGGTGCCGGTGTCAACATCGACCCGGACTATGTTCAGCTGCTGCTTTTGATCCCCGACCCAGTCAACTCGGACCGGCACTAACCCGGCCGCGTCGCATGAATCAGTGACGGTCCACCCGTTGCCGCTGTACGGTGCCGGGTACGGGTCGAACCGTGCGTCACCGTTGCGGGCGGTGCGGAACACTGCCGCCTGTGACGCTGCGAGCGCGTCCAACTCTTGCAGCAAACTTATTTCGACGTCTTCGGCGGGCCACACCGTTTTCGCGGGTGTGTCGGTGTACACCTGGCCGAGATACGGGGTCGGTGCGATCAACGCGTTCGCCCGTTCGATAGCGGTTTCTGAGGGTCGGGTGCCGCGCTGCGTCTGGAACGCGTAGTCACTCGCCAGCCCGAACGCTTCTATGGTGACGAGCCGGCCGGCGGCGGGCCGCTGCTGCTCGGTGATCGACTCTATACGGGCGGTGATGATCGGTTGACCGGCGACAGTGACACGGATCAGGTCAGCGATTTCTAGGCGGGTCAGGATCGGGCTGCCGGTGTGACTGAACTGAAAAACCTCGAGCTCAGGGTCGGACAGCTCGATGAGGAGCTGCTCGACCGGCACAATGCGTGACGCGTCAGTAGTGCCGCGCAGCATGTCCACCGACACGGCTGCGCAGGTGATCGGCTGCCACTGTTCGGGACCGGTCCCGACACCGGCGCCGTACATGTACGACCCGTACGTGTCTGATCCGTACTCGAAACCTGCTGGCAGCGCGTGGAACGCTTCGACGGTGACCGGTAGGGCGGTGCCGTCGATGGTGGCGGTCATAGTCTGCCGCCGTTGATCCGTGTCCAGCGGGTGAGGGTGTCCGACACGTTCCGCAGATTCAGGCTGTTCGGGACGTTCACCGTGATGTTTTGGACGGTGCCGACAGCGGCACCGACCCGGCGGGTGCGTGACGGGCCGCCCGCCGCGGCCGTGGCGGTGACCGGGTCGTCAAGACCGAAACCGGTAGGGCTGTCATCCGGCAGCGACAGCGGCACCTGTCCCACACCGTCCCAGTTGATGTTACCCAGGTAGACGGGAACGACTTTGATGGTGGCTGTGTATTCGCCGGACACCCGGTTTAGTTCCGCTTCGACAACGTCGAGCGATCCGCTGTCAATCTGGGCGTTCATGTCGATCACCCATCCGCTGTCCTTGCCGGTTTCTTCGGCAAGGGCTATCACATCTTCTTTTAGGCCGATAATGTCGAGTTTCGATAGCTCGGCACCCGATTGCAGTTTCGCGAAGAAGCCGCCGATGTCTTGTTCGATGCGGGCGATCCGACCTTCGAACGAAAGTTCGTCTTTGAGCGCTTGCCAGCGTGTTGTGAAGTCGAGAGTGGCGCGTTCGCCGTCTTCGAGCTCTGTGCGTACGTCTTCGAGTGCTGCGGCCACTACTTCGGTGGTCGGTGCCATTTCGTCCTCGAACGCTGCGGCTAGTCCGTTCACAGCTTCTTCTTGGCGCACCATTGCACGCGCGTTCTCGTCAAAGTCGTCGCGTACTTTCGCAAGTTTGTCGAAAGCTAGGTACAGCTGTTGCACTTCTACGGTCTGCCCCGACAGGTTGCCCCAATCCGGCGTGTTGCCTGACGCATCCGTGAGTTCGTCAACGCTGCCAGTCAAATATTGGACGATAGTGGCGGCTTCGAATCCTGCTTCCCCGAGCCTGTCGAATTCTGTGGTGTATTTCTCGTACAAACTTTCGGCGGCGTCTTCATATTTGCTATCTGCAAGCTGTTCTTGAACCTTCCGTAGTTCTTCGGCGTCTTTCGCAGCGTTCTTTTGAGATTGGCTGAGATACCCCCACGCCACGGAACCGGCGGTAACAGCAAGCCCGATACCACCCAGCGCACCGGCCACCTTCCCGAGCGTGGCTTCACTGATCCCAGCTTTCGCACCGAAGATTTCGACGGCTTCACCAGCGTCAATGATCGCATTACCGGCCACGCCACCAGCCCGGGCGGTTTCGCCTAACTCATCGGTGAGCCCGCGTGTGACGCCTATGCCCCGCTGTGCCGCAGTATTGAGGCCCTCGACGTCGCCGGCGGCGCGTTTCGCTGTGCGCCGTGGGTCTGCGTCAATGTCGATTTCGTATTTGCGTTCGGCCAGCTCGGACAGGTCACGCAAGTCTTTTTGTGCACGCTCCAGGTCTTCGGTGCGGGCCTCGATATCAACCGGGTCTTCGAGCTTTTCCAGGTCGCGCAAAATCTTTTTGATTTCACGGTTAATGGTCTGGCTTTTGAACTCGAAACGAAGTTCGCGTGCGTCGTCAGTTACGTCAGCGACTTCACGCTCAAAACGCTGAATGTTTGTTTCAGCTTTGCGGGTGTCCGCGGTTACGTCAATGCTGACTTCGTCGTCAAGTGCTGCGACACCGTCCGCGATCTTTTCGATGTCTTTAGAAACGTCGGCGGCACCGTCCGACGTGAACCGTATGCCTAGTTCGTGTTCTTTACCCATAGAGCGCCCTTGCTGCTTCGATTTCGGCGAGCTCGATCAGTTCACCCTCACACTGGTTTTGCCAGCGCTCTACCCGCCTATCGCCGGTGGTGCGGCCGTTGACGTTGTTCGCGTGCACGATGCGGCCACCAGCCTTGAACCGGAGCGCCTCTTTCTTCGTGGGTCGTACCGGGCTGCGGCCGTACGATGCGATCGACCAGGCCGCGGCCGGGGTCGGCCACACCGTCACCGACGTTTCGCGTGAGTTGCTTGTAGACGCGACGACACGGGCACGCAACTTGACGGCACCGAACGTGCCGCCGATGTTGATAGCTGATTCAACGGCGTGCGTGGCTGCTGCGCGCACAGTGTCATCAGACAGCCGATCTATGCGGGCAGCAGCCTGCCGCAAATCTTTGGCGGCTGCTTTTGACATTGCCGGTCAGTCAGCGTCGAAGACAACGGTGGTCCCAAACTCGATGTCAGGACGGCCGCCAGTGCACGGCCACGAAAAGTCCGCGGTCAGTACTTCACCGGCCGGACCGCCGAAGTCAAGTTCGGACACAAGCACCTGGCCGACACACTTCGGCTTGCCGCCGTCAGTGAGCCCCAGATAGAAGTAGATCGGGTCGCCGGTTTCGCTGGAACTGTTCGCCCAGATGAACGCCTGCAACCCGGCGACAGCGTCCGGATCTTGCAGCACCGTCCCCTCGAGGGTGTACGTCGAGCTCGCCGGGATCGTTTCCTCAGATGCGGTAGCGCAGAACGTGGCTGGCACGTTCGTGGTGTTGCTGTTCGTGGTGGCGGTGATCTTCGCGGACGTGACGACACACGAAAAGTCGGTGTAATCCGACAGCTCAGCCAGCGCAGCGGCTTTACCGGGATTGGTCAGACTGAGTCCGAGGTCGCCTTTCGAGATGACGAATGGGGTAGCCATGGTTGGGTGCTCCTGTTAGCAGAGGGTGCGGCCCGTCGCGTACACGGTGAACACGCGGGCCAGGGTTTGGACATCTTCGGACTGGCCGGACTCGTAACCGATCCGGTCATCTATAAGAAACTGTGTGCCAGCCAGCACGGCGGCAACGTCATCTGTGTGCGCTTCGAGCCGGGACAGCAACTCCGGGTCGTTACCGCGACCCACAATCACATGAACTTCGTAGCCGTGCTGGATTGCTATTCGGCCGGGAGCCCACTCCGAGCTGGTCGGGACCAGCTGCACGCATGGCAGCACCCCGGCAGACGCTCCGGGCATACGTACCGGGAGCGGCTGACCGGCGAGCGCGTCCGCGATTTTGCTGGCGGCAGTCACCCGACACCCCACGCCTCGCGTAACGGCTCGAACATGTGCCGCCAATGGTTCCACGGGTCTTCGGGTGTGAAGATTGCGTCAGCGACGCTGTCACCCATCGGGATGACTTGACCGCGTGACGCTTGCCGGTCGAGGTACATGGCACGGCTAAACCCGATCAGTGCGTGATCGGTGACGCTGTCGGATTGCAGCTCGTCAATTTCGACGGTGCGCTCTACGAACATGACGGCCGCGTCAACCGCGCCAGCGCACACCGGGTCGGCCGGATCAGCAGACCCCACAAGGGTCGCTAATTCGGCGGTGAGCGCAGCGCGGTCAACAGCGGGCATGTCAGGCGGCCGGGATGCTTACGACACCGGCAGGGATCAGAGCGCCGAAAGCGCCGTAGCTGTACACGGCCACGTCGCGGCCGAGCTTCTCCACGTCTTCCGCTGAGATAGTGAACGGGCCGTCTTCCCACCAGCTTGCAGCGCTGGAGTTAGAAGCGATCAGCGTGCCGTCAGACAACGCCGGGGCATGCACCAGGTTCAGCCCGGCGACCGACACGGACAGCGTCGAGGCTGCGCCGTGTCCGGCGACGTTCTGCACGCTGTACGGGGTCGAGGTAGCGACACCCAGCCCGCCGAGCGTGACGAACATGTCGCTAGCTGCGAGCAGAAAGCTGGCAGGTGCACCGGTCGCGGTTTCCACCGCGACGCTCGCAGTGAACACGGCTTCGGCTGCGTCTTCCAGGCTGCCCGTCGCAGGATCGAACACACCGGTCGAAGCGGTCGCGATCGCTTCGAGCTCGGTGGCGCACACCGATTCGGTGCAGTGCGCCCACGCGTTCAGCATGATCTGCATATAGGCGTTCATAAAGTCGGGCGACGAACGTGCGATCAGCTGGTTCGCGACGTCTGAGCCGCCAGCGAACGTGCGAACGTCGGTGCTGTTCTTTTTGATGTCCACCGGCACGCTCGTGATGCTGGTTTTCTGTACCAGCTGCTCACCGACCAGCGTGGACAGGTCACCGTCGAAGCTGGGCCAGTTGATTTCGAGACCGGACGGCGGCAACGCACCGCTTCCGATCGAGCTGATGACGGGCCGGGACTGTTGCAGAATGCCCTGCACTTCTTGGAGCCATGCGGGTGGCATAACACCCTCGTTCGCACCGTTTTCGGTGGTCTGGTTGGCGAGCGCACCGCTGCGCGGGTCACCAACGTCTGACCGGTACATCGCTGCGGTGTACTCGCCCAGGCTGCGGAACTCTGATGCCGGATGCTGGGCGGCGGCAGGAGCAGCGGAACGCTCAAGCATCGAACGCTCGAAGTCGTCGCGGAGCGCAGCGGTGGAACGCTCCAACGCTTCAGCGGTCACGTAAGCAACTTCGGGGGCCGGGGTGCTGTTTGGGGTCTGAATTTCTTCGGTCATGGTGTTCTCCGGGGTAGGTGATGTTTGTTCGCGGGTAGCGAGGATTTGGGTGGCGTGGGCAGGACGGAACGCGAACGCAATACCGCTCACCACAGCAGCGTTCCGGGTCACGGTTTCGCCAGCGGCCGGCAAAAAATCGGCGGGCGGGTCGATCGGTGCGAACTCCATAGACACAGCGTTCACTACACCGGTTTCGATGTCTGCGAGCGTGTCACGGGCCAGCGACGAGTTAGACATGATCAGCTCGATGACTGGGCCGTCAGGAGTGTCGCGGAGCGTGTCGGGGTCCGCGCGGCCGATCAGGTGACCGTGATGCTGATCGAGGACGTGCACGCCGGTGTCATCGAGGGCGATCGAACCGCGCGCGAACTTCTCGAAATACGATTCGCCACCGTCATTGACCTTGCGCGGGTCATCCCAGCGGCACAAGCTGACGGTAACGCGTCGTGTGTCGCTGTCAGCGTGAACAATGGTGGCGGCTTCGGTGGCGCGCTTATACGTTCGCACGGTCATCCTCCCGTGTGTTGGTGGGTGTTACGTCAGCCGTGAGCGCTGACACGTCGAACCGGGCCTCCACGTTGCGCGGCAGCAGCTCCGAGAACGCGGCTTCGATCCGTGACAGCCACACCGGGCGCAACCCGATCGCCACCCACCGCTGAAACTCCGCTGACGTTGTGCTGTACGTCAGCGCTGACTGTGACGGCGTGTTCAGGAGCGACGGCGGCAGCTGCATGATGCGAGCTACCACACTGTCGAAATATTGCATCGCGTCGAGCAACAGCGAATCGTTCGCGCTGGCGGTCGAATACTGCTCCAGTTCCACACCGCCAGACAGCACCGCCGGACGGCGCAACGCACGCGACGCCTGCCACTGCTGCAACAGTTTCTCGACTTGTGGCGACGTGAGCCGGTTCGCTGACTTCAGCGCATAGGCCGGCATGGCTTGCGTCGTGTAGTAGCTGGACCCGGCAGCGGACACAGTCGCTACCAGCTGCAACGTTTCGTCAATGACCCGTAACGGTGTTTCACCGAACGGGTTACGGTCCACGATCAGCGGCACACACACCAGATTTCGCGGGTCGATCGGTGAGCCGTCGAGGGCGGCCGCTTCAATTTTGCCGTTCGGGCGGTGCTTCACTACCGACACACGTGGCCCGTCAACGATCTCAACAGCGATCGGCCAGCCGTCCGACCCGGTAGCGGTCACAACCAGCCAGGCACGGCCGTGACGGGTCATAGAATTGACGATCCGCTCGAGCGACGTACGTACCGGTTGCGACGGGTCTGGGCGGCGTAGCAGCGGCCGCGTCGCGAGCGGCTGACCGTCAGGAGTCGCGCACGTCAAGGGGAGCATGCCCACCGTGTCGGCGAGCAGCTGGCGGGCCGCGACCACGGTGGGCAATGCGAACGTATCGAACAAATTCGGATCGGCGAACGGTTCCGGCGGTGCGAGACGCGACAGCAGCGGGTCATCAGGACCAGCACCGGGGCCGTCAACGTTGAAAAATCGTTCTAAAACACCCACCAGCCACAAGTGTCCAGTAATCGGACGTGTTCTGTGCGTGTTTCACGTCCTGTAATCGTTTTCAGGTGTCAACAGTGCCGAAACGGTGCGGCGTGGCTTAGAACGAAAATAACGGTGTAATCAGCTGATCGCGGCGTATGGGGCGTTATGCGCGTCCGGGTTTACCCACAGCGCGTGAGTTGCGGCCACTATCGGTGAGATGTCGGCGGCTGTTTCGTTGCGTAACCCGAAAGCCCACGAACCGTCGCCGATCGGTCGGCGGCGGGCAGCGTACGCGGCGAGGTCGAGCGCCGGGTGCCGTACGTGTCTGATCCGGCCGTGACGTACCGCAGCGACGAGCTCGGCAGCTGACGCGGTCACATCGGGCAGTGTCGCGGCAGTGAACCCGACCCCGGCGAACTCTAACGGTCTGCGAAGCACCACGGCCGGCGACTGACCGGCAGCGTCGAGCGACACCGCGGGCACGTCATACCGGCCGGTCAAGTCCACGACGCGATCTACGACCCAGTCGGTGCCAGCCCTGTACGTGTCCACCTCGAGGACCGGGGTACCGGCGTTGTCGATGTAGCAGACGACGACAGCGGCAGCGGTCTGTTCAGGTGCTACCGCTATCCCGATCGTCATAGTGTCCACCCGGTTGCGTGGCTGACAGGCGAGCGTGTCCCACGTTTCAGGGTCGATCGGCGCTGATCCTTCGCCGGTTGTGTCTGGCAGGTTCAGCCATGACCGCCGGAACTGGTCAGGGTCGCGTTCGTGCTCGGCTTTCAGATAATCGACGGTGACCATGCCGTGCGGATTGTGGTCCGATCTGACAGCCGGATGCGCCAGTTCCCACGTCGCCGGATCGTCGAGGTCGTCAAGGCCGTGCGCTGACCACTCCAGATGACAGTGACCGGTGCCAGCATCGAGCTGCGCGGCTTCACGGCCGGCAGTGACGGTGTCATGCCACCAGGTAGAGCCGACGTCACCAGCAGCCGACAGGGTCCACACCTGTGCGCCAGGACGTGTAGCGGTCAGCGGATACGCGGCCACCTCGAGCTCGCGGCCACGTGTCGGAGTGTGCGCCCACGCTTCATCGAACGCCACCCAGTCAGCCGAATCGCCGTGCAACGACTGCGGTGTAGGCGAGAAGATACGCGAGTAGCCGCCAGACTGGGTGTGCGTGATCGTTTCGGAACCGTTCGACAGTCTGACACGAAACTCGCCCGCCAGATACGGAGCGCGTTGCAGCAGCGGTGTCCAGTCGTTGCGGAACTTCGCGGACGCGGCCGCACCGTTCTGGGCTGTGTAGTAGCCGAAACCGCCCGTACCGGCCGTGCGTAACGCCCGCGCAAAGGTGAGCACCGATTTACCGGCCCGCCTTCCAACCGCCACTGACACTGTGCTGTACGCGTGGACGAGCGCCGGGTGATCGGGGCGCGGGTTCGGATCAGGGTTCGGGATCAGTTCACCAGCCACGTCGAGAACGTGACGCTGCCACGGTTGCAGGCGTATCCCGGCCAGCTCGGCCAGCACAGCGGACTGTGTGCCGGTCGTGGGCCTGTCAGCTCGTCGAGGCGTGCTCAATCGCAGCGGCGAGCGCATCAGCTACCGGTGAGCCGGTCGAAACATGCTCGACGCGGGCCGTGGTTTTGCGGGCGATTTCGTCATAGGTTCGGGCAAGCGTGGCGTACGTATGCGCCGACCGATCCGGGTCGAGCTCCATGCGGTCCAGTTCGTCAGCAAGTCCGAGCAGCCTGGTTAGTTCCGCTTCGACCACTGGTGTCGTTCCGGCTGTTCCGAGCGTTTCCCGCACATATTTGGCCAGTGCCTCTTGAATGCGGCGATGTCGGCCGCGTTTCGCTCGAACTGACGTGCCTGTCAGCTTCGGCTGATGTGCTGTCACGGTCTGTAATCGTGATGTAATCGAAACCTATCTAGGTCTGTGCTGGGGGAGAGAAGCTAGGGCGAGGTGTCTGCGTTTCGTTGGAGCCTAAAAAACTGCCGGGTGAGCAACGTTTGATGATTGAAGGAGGCGGCTACCCACCCGGCAGCGAAGCGAGCCAATTGCTTGGACGCGCCGTCGGGCACACCGCCACGACGGACTTGACGAGCCAATCGACAGCGGCCAGCGCTCCTGCTGCCTCGACGAACGCCGAAGCACGGACAACGCCGTTCTGAGCGCGCCAGTGGACATCCGAGAGGACTTCAATCTGGTCGAGCGTGAGGTCGTCGTGCATATCGACGCCCTCAAATACGACGTTCACGCAGAACGTAGACACCTAGCACCTCCACACAGCCAAGCTGCGTCCCTTCGCGTTGGCAAGTGCCAACACTATATGCCCTAGGTCTCGGCACGCACAACGCAGGACTTGAGTCGCGCCTCGAACCGCTCTACCTCGGCAGTCATTCGCGATCTACTGGCGTTGTATCCATGCACCGATGATGACGAACGCTACGGCTGCGCCCATGAACGCCAGCTCTGGCCGGTTCGGTGCGAGGGCGGCGGCACCGGTGAGCAGCGCAGCAGACGCAGACAGCTCGACAGCGGGCCAGCGCATCAGGGTCACGCGTTAGCCGACAGCGACAAGGTCGATGCAGTAGTCAACGGCACCGGAGTGCGTGAACAGCTGAAACGATCCGTCAGATGCAAGCTCGGTGATCGTCGTGTTAGCGACCGTCGCACCTGGCCCGTAGTTGATGTTCGAGGTCTTCGGTGCGATGCCAGACGCGTACAGGATGGCGAAACCGTGTTCACCTGCATTGATCGCTGTCAGCGTGACGTGAGCGGCTTTGTGGCCCTTCAACATCGGATGCTTGACGGTGACAGCTTTACCGGCCGCAGGCTTCGCGTCGCCCAGCCGGGTGTCATGAATGCGGGTAGGTGGCGTAACGATCTGCATGTTGAGCTTCGGTCCTAGTTCGGGGTCGGGTTGCGGTTCGGGTGCGGGCTGCGTGATCTGTTGAATGCGTACCGCCACATCCGATCGGAATTTGTTCATGTTCCAGACGCGTGTGTTGCCAGCTGACAGGCCGGTGCCGTCCTCCCACTTCGACGGGCCAGCCGGGTCCGCTTTACGACCGGGGGCGGTCTCGAAGTGTGCGAGACAGTCGCCAGCGGTCAAGCCGAGCTTCACGCAGAACACGGCACACAGCTTGACGTAAGCGTCTTGCTGGGCCTGCGGCCAAGGCTCACCCACACCGTCGTTAGCGGCCTCAATGGAAAGTACGTATTCGTTCTGCTTGTTCT